TCATCGCGGTTGCTCCTGTTCTTCTTTCCATGACTTGACCAGTGCAGAAACTCTGGCCCTTAACTCGTCGTACTGGTCGCTGGCAGGCTGGAACACCCTCTCCAGCACCAAGCGAGCTCCTTCTTCGTCTTCGCCTTGGATCAACTTGCAGACAGACACTGCGGCACAATCCCGACGCCCTTCGGCGAGGTCGATGGCTTTCCAAAGCTGGTGACTCAATTCAAACCTGTCCGGCCCACACGGTCCTTTCATGCCTCCTCCTCGCCGCTTACGCGCGGCCTGCTTGGTTGATCCACTGCCGCGCCCTGGCGGTGGCCTGGGCGAGCTGCTGGGAAACGGTGATACCTGGGCCGCCCCAGCGCTCGGCGCTGTTGGAGCGGGCAGGGCGCGCGGCGCGCTCGGCGCGGGCGGCCTCTGCCTGGGCGCGGATATCGGAAATCACGGCGATGCCGGCGCGGTGCGTCAGGCCGATGTTTGCGGCCAGCCGGCTGTTTACTTTGTGTTCGCGCACTCGGGCCAGGCTGGCTTCGCGCTGGCGCTGAGCCTCCACCTCGACGGCCTCTAGGCCGCGCTGCGCCCACTCATGTACGAATTCGGGGAACAGGCGCAGGTATCGCCGGTTGGCTTCCCACTCGCGGCGGGCGGCCAGCTGCTCGGCCGTGAGCATGTCGCTATCGTCGTCCGCGGACTCGGCTAGCACCCGGTCGGCCTCGGAAAACAGCCATTCCGGTTTCACCTCGCCCAGGGGAGGCACTTCCAAAAACGTAGAGTTATTGACACGAGTCCAAGGGGCGGCGCTGCCGCCCTCAACCCCGTCCGCCTTGCGGCCGATGCGCCACTCATGGACGCGCGTTTGAGCGAATTGACCGCTGTCGCGCTCCACCACGCCGCGCACCTGGGGCTGGCCATCCTCGCCGTAGCGGTTCTCCGCCGGCACGCTGTCGCGCGCCACGCCCAGCGGCATGGCGGCGCGCTTGATAGCGTGGCCGCCCATCAGGTGGACGAAGCGGCCCCAATTGCCGGTATCGGCGGCGATAGCGGCATGCATCAGCACGTCCTCAGCGTCGGCGGCTTGATAGTCCCAGCGGCGCAGCTCGCGCCACACGCCCACCGGCGGCCCGCCAACCTGCTGAAACTGGCGGATGCCCCAATGGCTGGCCCAGGCGTCCACGCGGATGGCGGTAACGGTGGCATCGGTGGCGGCGGACTGGTCCACGCTGGCGCCGTCGTCCTGGCCGGCCTGGCCTGCGTGGTCCAGCGCCTCCAAGTCAACGCCCACGCTGTCGCCGTTGTGCTTTGCGCCGTCCACGTTCTTGGCGATGTACTTGGCGATGTAGCCGGCGGCCGTACCGCGCTTCCAGTCGATGGCCTCGAATGCCACTCGGGCCTTGATGCCCTTCCACACCCAGCGCGGCGGCTGGCTCCAGAAATCGGCCTCGTTGCCGATCTTGGCGGCGATGTCATCCAGCTTGCCCTTGGCGCCGGCAGCGCGCAGCTTGCGCGCGGCGGAACGCGCCTCGCCCTTGGTCTGCAGGTAGTTGAGCCCCAGCTCGGCACGGTCTTCGCGCACGGCGTAGCGGGCGACGATGGCGCGGAAGGTCTTGACCTTGTCCTTGGCCATGAACAGCAGCGCGTGCATGTGCGGCGTGCCGTCGTGGTGCGGCTCCGCAACGCGGAAGCCAAACGGCGCGATGCCGGCGCGGGCCATGGCGGCGGTAATGCGTGACCACACGCCGCCCAGGTAGTCGCGGGTAACGATGGGCGTCGCGCCGCAGAATTTGGCGTTGCGCTTGCCGCTCTTGGCGTGGCGCGGGTGGTATTTGCTGGGCGCGGTGATAGTGATGAACTCGCCGGCGTACTCCAGGCCTACGGCGATATGCTCGAACCCGGCGATGCGGACCATCAGCTCGGCGCGGCGGATGGTGGGATTGCTCACGCTCAGTTCCGCCAGCTGCTGCAGCGTGTATTCCTGGCCCAGCTCGTTGATGGCGGCCATCGCCTCCAGCAGCCCGCGGTTGCGGCGCTTCTGCTCGCGGCGGCGGGTGACGGCGTCGTGGCTGGCGTACAGACCATGGCGGCGATGCACCAGGCCCAGGCCGATGGACAGCTGTTCGCTGTAACGGGCATTGGTCCGGCGCAGCGCGCGGCGCCACCACAGATCGCATGCCACCCGGCGCATCACGCCGTCGATGGTCTTGCCGTTCGGCGGCTGCACGCCGAAGGACGCGCAATACTGCTGCAACTGCTCCAGGCTGGAGCCGCGGCCAATCAGCTGGTCAGCCTCGAAGGCGCGCTGTTTCGCAAACTCCACCAGCTCCATTTCGCACGCGCCCAGCGGCAGCGAGTTGCGCGGCATGAAACGGGTCAGGTCGCGCAGCCAGGCGTCCGCCTCCTGCTGACGCGCGTCATCTTGCCAGGGCAGGATGTCGAGCGGCCGGCCGCGCCGCCGGCGCCACTCGCGGCCGATGGCTCGGCCCAGGTGACGCGGGAAACGGTCCAGCAGCGGGAGGCGGGTTTGCCAAGTCATGCTGCGCGCTCCTCCGCCCCAGCTTTGGGCGCTTGCTTCTCAAGCTCGACGCTCAGAGGCAGCCCGCCGCGCTCCAGCCTGGCCTTGGCCACGCGGCCTTCCGCCAGCGCGATTTCGATGGCATGCCACAACATCCCAGCCTGAGGCAGCGACAAAGCGCGCAACTCCAAGCCGTGCAATGTGATGAGCTGATTCACTGCTCGCTCCGTTGCCGCCATCGACCTGATTGCGTCCTGAATGTCAGCCAGCGCCTCCTTACGCACGCCTCCCAATACTCTGGCCTGCAGCACATCCACCGCCACCAGCGGCACAGCCTGAGCGGGGAAACGGCGCTCATCCACCGGCAAGGCCGAGGGCGGCAAAGCTGCGGCACTCTTTGCGGCCTCGGCGCGGGCTGCGTTATCGCGCACCATCTGGAGCGCGATATCTCGATTCTTGGAGTGAGGGCGGCGGGCTTCCATGTCCTGGCCTTTCAGTGCAGCGGGATGAATTGGGCGATCACCACCAGAACCAGCACCAAGCCGGACAGGGCGGCGGCGCGGTTGCGGCGGCGCTCAGCCGGCAGGTGGCCGCACGAGTAGCAGACGCAGCCGCTAGTGAAGCGCACGTAACGCATCTTGCGGATGCGCGGCGCGGTGGCCTGACTTGGGGCTTGGGTGGGCTGCTGCATGGCGCTCTCCTTGGTGGTGCTGCGTTTTTTGGGCGTAAAAAGCCCCCTCGCACTGCGCGGTGCGATTTTTCAATGAGAGGGGGAGGGGTAGGGCTTAGGCGGTCAGGCCGGGCAGTTCCATCTGCCTGTCGTCTATCGGCGTTCGCATGTCCAGATTCGTGCGCTTGTGCTCCACCGCGTAGGACTCGCTATAGGTCTTGAACGGCTTGCCGCAGTTTTCGTAGTCGCTGCACTGGTAATAGGTTTCGCGTACCGTACCCGTCAGCATTCGGCTGGTGCGGGCGTAGGAGACAAAACCACAGTATTTGCAGGGGTAGGCCATAGCGATCAGTCCGGGCAGTAGGCTGCAAAAGTCATTTCGTTTACCTGCGTCACCCTGGCGCAGATGGCGTCTCGGATGGCCGTGAGGCGTTTGCGCTCATCGCGGTCCACGCGGCCGTCTTTGACTGCTTCTTGCCACTCGCGGGACAGCTCGCCCACCTCAGCAACGAGCTGCATGTAAACGCTCTTGATTTCCTTATCCGATAGGCGGGCCACCTCCGGCACGGCGACAAACACGCCGCCAGATTCCAACGCCACCGCCTCGGCGAACAGCTTGGTTCCGCTGAACGACTGCATCTGCATGGCCTCATGCACGCCAACGGATTGTCCCCGGCGCTCGTACACGCGATTTTCCAGACTGTCCTTGGTGACGGCCATCGCGGCAGCCATGGCCACCCAGCCGCCCGACATCGCCCGGCACATCCCTTGATAAGCTGCTCTCAGTCTGTCCATGTCGATCCTTCTTTACCCACCGAATCGGGGGTATGTTCGGTGGTTACGCGACAAATTCTTTTAGGATATCGTTTGCCCAAGCCGTCAGGCCGCGCCGGGCTAGAAAGGCGGGAAGGCCCACCCAGTAGATGTCACGGCTCAAGCTGCTTTCCGAAACACCTAGCAACTCTTTCAGCTTGGTGAATAGGTAGCGCTCAGGCGGCAACAAGCGCATTTGCACGATCTTGGCTTGAGTCACGCCACGCGGGCCGTAAACCCGATGGGCTGTATGTGCGTTTTTGGGCATAGTGCTGTACGATGCTCAACAAAGTGAATATGGAGTGAATGATACTCCAAATATTAAGCATTGCAATAGGGTAGGAGCAATATTTTGAGCTTTGCAGATCGACTGCGTGAAGAGCGCAGCCGTCTTGGCTTCATCCAGATGGATGCGGCAAAGGCTGCTGGCGTTGGTTTCACAAGCTATCAGGGCTACGAAAGAGGCGACCGCGTACCCAATGCAGATGCATTAAATGGCCTGCATTTAGCAGGTTTTGATGTCCTGTATCTTGTGACAGGTGTTCGCAACGGCTCCTCACTGTCAAACGAAGACAGCAGCCTCTTGGCCGCACTTAATAAGACCGACGAGCGCGGTCGGGCGACGGCGGTTGCCGCGCTCCGTGGCGTGCTAGAGGCATACCACCGCTTCGACTAGCCCACCCTACTCAGCAAAAAGCCCGGCACACGCGCCGGGCTTTTTATTTGTGATTCACTTTTGTGATAAAATTTCCAATTGTCATTTTTATTTTAATTAGAATTAAATTGCTCAGGAGCGTGATGACATGAAGGCATTAAAGTGGATTGTGATAGGCATTGTGGTGGTGGTGGCGTTGGGCGCCATGTTTGGCGGCAAGTCTGAACAGGCTGGCAAGATGGCAAGTACAGACAGCCAGCCGACGTCGTCGCCGGCGACTGCCGAAGCTCCGAAGGAAACCGCTGTGAAGGTTACAGCGCTCAAGCTGTTCCAGGACTACGACGACAACGAGGCTGCCGCCGACGACATCTACAAGGGCAAGCTGCTGGAAGTGTCTGGCCACGTGGCATCCATCGACAAAGACGCATTCAACGACACCATCGTTTGGCTGCGTGCTAAGAATGAGTTCAACAAGGTCATGGCCAAGATGAGCAAGGAGAATGCAGCGCAGGCCAAGACTCTGAAGAAAGGGCAAAGCGTGACGGTATCGTGCAAGGGCAGCACCCGCATCATTGGCAGCCCCACGATGGATGACTGCGCAGTGCTGTGATGATCGTCTCGTTCTGAAAAACTATCGCCTCCGTTCTGGAGGCGTTTTGCATGGTGATGCAATGACTTTTCTCGAAGCTATGGCCAGCCTGGCCATAATTATTGTGTGGTGGCGGGCAATTGCTATCCGGCTGTTTGCGCGTGGCTGGCGTAAGCTCAGCCGCCACCTTGTTGGGTTCTTTGGCGGCTATTCAGTGATGGTTATCAGCGTGGTGCTGATTGGAGGCAGTCCATTCGGTTGGGGATGGCTGCTAGTTATCGTGACATTTTTGCTGGGTCTTGTTGCCTGGGCCAATGCTAGCGATGGCCGCCCCATGTTTGACGCAACTCCACCAGAGAAGCACAGTGCTGCTAATGCAAATTCGACAACCGACAGCTCCTCCAATGAGCTAAAACCGACCGCGTCCACCAATAATGTGGAATCGTCGGCGCAGAAGGGGGAGAAGCCGACCGGCGGCGTCCGCCTCAATGGCGCACTGCAAGACCTGCGCGACATGTGCCAAGAAATGGTCAGCGATGGTCTGATGGAGGAAAGCGAAGTCCGCGAGCTGGCGCGCTATCTGGATGACCATCCATGGGTGGAGTCGGATGGCCTAATCAAGCTGATGGCGGACTACATCCGCGAGGTACTGGCCGACGGCGAAGTGACGCCGATGGAAGGAATGGACGTACTGGACCTGGCCGCCGCCGTCGCTGCAGGCAAGACGCTAAAGGATATGCGTAGCTGGCAACCGCTGGCGCCAGTGGTGGATGACGAGCCGCCCAAGGTGAAGCGGCGCAGCAAGGTAAAGAGCAGCAAGCGGAAAGAGGGCCGCACACTAGATACGATCCGCTTTACCTATCGTGACTCCAAGGGCGACTACTCTGACCGGCGCGTGGTAGTGAATGTATTGGACGAAGAGTATTTCCAAGGGTTTTGTCTCAGCCGTAATGCCACCCGCAGCTTCCGGCTTGACCGTATTGTTGGTGACGTGACATCGGAGACAACAGGCGAAATAGCGCCAACTTTCCGCTGGGCCGACCAAATCCGACAGGAGGGCATCGCGAATAGGCTATGAAGCTCTCTTCTTTGCACATCCTCTTGCTGATCCTGGCCGTAATGCCCGCCATGGCCGCGATGCCGTCTTGCGCAAGGCCAAACCAGAAGATCCGAAAAACCTCCACCGTGCTCCCGGATATTGCCAAAATTGTTCGGAGTCCGCTTGTGGATGCCCTGCAGGGGCGATCCTCCGCTTTGTTTGTTGAAAGGTAAGCAGGCAGGGCCGTAGGTTGGCAGTGGTGTGTTTCATCCAACGTTATGCCCCACGAAAAGCGACCCGGCCGCTATCATAGTGGTTTTAATATAAAAATATATTCGACATATTTATTATGCGCCATAATTAGGGGTTTTCACCCGGCATTCGGGTTGCTAATTACTAGTTATGCTTTTAGGAGGCTGCGGGATGAATAAGAGATATTGTTTTTTTATTAAAATCGCATTGATTATAATAGCTATTATTGCTGTGTTTTCCTACGTTATTGCTTCAATATTTGGACCTTCCGACGCTTCTACTACCATCTGGAGCAACTTCTGGTCTGTTTTTAATAACATTACTCTGTTGATAACGTTGCTGGTGGTGGCCTACTACACCTACGAAACCTACCATATAAGAAAAGCGACTTTAAGTAGCAATCATCTTTCTTTTCGCCCTATTCTTGTTTTCAATGCGGCCGACTCTTTCTGCACTGTTACGAACAAAGGGAATGGACCAGCATTCAATACGTGCTTGATTATTTGGGACGGGAATAAATTCAAGATCAGCTCAGACAGCACGGTACCTGGGGTTATGCCGCCTTCGGAAATGTACTTATTCGATAATCACGTTGAGATTGATTCGGCAGACATTAAGAAGAGACTTCCAGAATTTTCGACCTTGACCGACAGAATTTCTGCTGAATCTCACGCGCTATTTTGTTTGGTTTACCGTGATCTGGTAGGAAATAAGTTCTATAGCATTATCAATGGCAGTGGTGCTAAGTATGATGGTGTATTCGAGCATGATGAAATTGCCTAGGCATAACAAGTCCGTCAACTCGAACCTGCTTAAGTGGTGCGGGGCATCGCTTAGTCGCGCCGGCGGCCTGGCGGCGGGCCGCGCTGTTGTGCGGCAGCCTGCCACAACATCCGCCCAAAAAATAAGCGCCTCCAGCAAGAGGCGCTTTTTCTTTGCCCTGGCGGCGGTTGCGCACAGGGTTATCCACCGCGGCGGTGGATTAGAAGTCTAGCTGCTCCAGCGCCAGACCCAGCGCGCCGGCGATCTTCTCCAGGCTGCTCTTGCGCAGCTTGTCGCTGGCCTCCTGCTGACTATAGGCAGACTGGCTGATGCCCAGCCGGCCCGCGACGTCGGCATGGCCGAGGTTCAGGTACTCGCGCCAAGCCTTGACTGGCGTGACGCCATCCACCACCGCTTGCATGACGGCGTGCGGGATGGTGGCCTGACTCCTGCCGCTGGCGACGCCTACCTTGACCACTGCCCATACAAAGCCCCGGAACTCTGGTTTGTTGGCATGATCTTGCACTTGGCTCGCAGCCGGGACGCATTCCCCATCCTGGCTGATCCACTCCAGATGAAAGTCTATTGCCTCGCGGACATTGCGCATGGCTTCTTCCAACGTGTCGCCGGCGGAGAAGCAGCCGGGCAGGTCCGGGACGATGACGCCGAAGGCGTGGGTATCGTCGCCGGGCTCAATGGCAATCGGGTATAGCATCGCGATACCTCGCTGCTGATTAGTCAATGAACGTTGCCGGGCTGACGCCAAAGCGGACAGCCAGCTGCTTAAGCTGGCGTAGGCGGATCTGTGCAACAAAGCCACGGCAAAGTGAGAGGGGCAGAATATGAGCGTTTTTTGAAAGCTTTTATTTGCCACCCATCTTAGAATCAATGCCAAAACTGGATTAGTTGACTCCTCAGTGCACAGCTATCGTAAATATGCTGTGTTACATCATTTTTAAAAGGAGCATGCATGCGCTTTACCAATACACTCTCATTTTCTGCGAATGTAACAGTCAATATGGCTGAAACAGTACGTTCTGCATTATCCATGCTGGATGTGCCAGAAGAAAAATTGAATGATTTTGACCACCATAGCACTATCGCCATCAAGATTATGGATACACAAGATGTGATGATTACGGTAGCAAATGACAGATTGTGGCTATGGTCGAATTTGGAAAATACAGATGAAAATTGGTTGATGCAAAATGCGCAATCGGTATTGAGGGTATTGCTGAATCCAATGCCATTTGTTGAAACCAATCAGTTGACGATTGGGCCGGGCGAGAATGGCTACCAGCTAAAAGCCTTAATAGATACTTCCTGCTTGGATAATCCAAGTAATCTGGCTGAAATAATACGGTTTTTTTGGTTGCGACTCAAGGAAATATTTAATCAATAAGCAGCAAGATTCAAGTCAGTTCTTATTTTAATGATGCAAGAAAAATTGGAATTTTATGTGATTTTATTACCATTCTTTCCATGGAAAAATGAATCAGAATTAAAAAATAATCGGAGTGAATGATTATGATAGGGCGTGCTATAGGAGGTGCTGTAAGAACCGTTGCAAAAGCAGGTGCGAAGAAAGCGGGGCCATATATTTTGGGCGCGGGTGCCGGTACTGTCTTTAAACCCGAAGATATGCCAAAAATCCATAGTGCTACCAATGCGCCTCAGCAACCTTTTCTAAAGTCTGGCGATGATATTTTAATGATGTGAAGAGGAATATTTCTGTACCTGACGATGCGAATGTGGTTCAGGATGCCTTGAGGGGGATTGAGCATAAGGGCGAAACGTTGATGGGAATTGCTTTCGAAATGTTCGAAAACCCAACGGTGCCACTGGAAAAAATTCAAGAGAGAATGGGCAGCATTCTCTTTGGTGCCGAGGTGGGAGTCGGTATGATGAAAGTCGCCACCGGTCAAGATGAGATCACAAGGGATGATGCAAAGGCAACAGCGCTTGCTGCGTGTAGTGATGGTGCAAACTTTTTAATTGGCTCAGCAAAGACTGTATATGCAGTAGCCACAACTTCGCCAGAAAGTGTCCACGAATTGAGTGAGGCAATCAAAGATACTGCTAGCCATAAGTCTCGCGTCATAGGAGTTGGAAGCATCATCGTTGGAGGTACCGCAGCAGCGCTCCAAAGCGTACCCGCTATTCAAATTAAAGTATTGGGTTTTGGCCTTGCCTATTTAAATGGGCTCGCCACAGGCGCGGAAGTCGCCGATATGGTGTCGGCTCTATCTGGCCAGGATAGCGATAGCGCTGCGGTTAAAGAGCTAACCACACGGTTGGCTGCCAAAGCGTATTCGAATGATATTGCCCAGCCTGAATTAACTGGGCTGTCCGATGCAGCTTGTGAGGTCATGCAAAAAACGCTGAAAAGTCTATCAACTCTAAATGAAGATAGTATTGCAACGCTACGAAGCTTTGCGATGGGCCAAATTACCGCCCGATCCGAAATGCCGAAATGTAAAAAGGATTTTCTGAATAAAATCAACAGTGAAATCTCGAGCATAAGACTACAAGGTAGACTCTCTCTTAATGATGAGCAGCAAAATAATTTAAGCGCGGCTCTTGCAGACAAAGCATGGTGGACTGGCATGCGTGTATGTGAAGCTGTAGTGCATAACATTAAAAATGAAATCGTAATAAAGGGCAGGAGCGGCGATGGCTCAGATGAAAAGACGGCTGCTATGAGTGTAGAACGTGCAATGTCTATTCCGTCCTCGCAATCACTCATGCATTTGATGCTAGCCCCAGAATAATAAAAAATTTCATGAGAACATATCAAGTCAGTAAGTTGGGTTAAATAGCCTTTGTTAATGGTGTGGCGCGTGGTGTGAGCCGGCAGCGGCGAGCAAAATAAGTTGTGTAATTGCACACTTTATGTCGCCACATCCTCCAGCCTAGCTTCTAACTCCAGTGAAGTGGTATAGCCACCATCGCCCAGCTGGTGCGTTACCTTCTTCAGCAACCAGCCGGTGGCGTCGATGACGGGCTTGAACCCTTGCACCTGGGCGGGCAGCTCCGGGAACAGCTCTGGCCGGCCTTCGGCCAGGGTGACGCTGAATTCCGCGACGCCGCGCTGCAGCTTCTGCCAGGCCGCCTTCGCGCCCTGGGTGGCGGTGGCCTCGCTGACGTAGACATGGCGTAGTACCTTGATGTTTTCGCTGCTGGGCTCGATGCCTTTTTGCTGAATGGCTGTCAGCTTGGTGCGCTTGGACTTGCGGCCAAGCTTGGTGACGGTGGCGCGGCGTTCGAACTTAGTGTCCTTGTTGACGACGACTTCGCCCTTCTTTGCGCCGCGGGTATCGTGCCAGTAGGCTTTTACCGCGGTGTAGGCGTTGCGGTCTGCCACGTTGAATCTGTGGCTGTCGCCGGTGGCCCGTGTGATCAGGCAGGGAGGGAAGGGCTTGCCGGTGACGGTCTCGGCGTCGCCGGCCTTGCAGAACAACAACCGCCCTTGCTTGACGGTGGCGACGGCGTCGTATCGCTCGGCCAGGCGGGTGAGCAGATTGGCGTCGCTCTCGCTGGTCTGGTCGATGTGGTCGATGGGCTTGGCGGCCAGCCAGTTGGGAATCGCCGGCGTCAGGCCGTTGGCCTTGGCGATGGCGGTGACGATGCCGCCGACCGTGGTCTTGTGCCACGACTTTTCGCGCTTGGTGGCGATGCCGGCGCGCAGATCGGTGGCGCGGGCGCGCAGGGTGAGCGTGTCCGGCGTGCCGGTATGCTCCACCTCGTCCACGATGTACGAACCCTTGTCCACCAGCGCGCCGCCAGCCCAGCCCAGCGCCAGGGTGACGGTGACGCCGCGTTCCGGGATGTCCAGCCGGCCATCGGCATCGTCCAGCACGATGTCGAGCTGATCGGCCTCAAATCCCCTGTTGTCGGTCAGCGTCAGGCTGATCAGCCGCGGCTCGATGTTTGTCGTGATGTCCTTGCCGGCCAGCACCAGGCGAAAGGCGGGCCGGCGCGGCTGCGACAGGCCGCCGCCCAGCATGCCCAGCGCGCCGCCGATCATGCCGCCCACGCTGTCGGCCACGCCGCCCACCATGCCGGCGCCCTGCTGATATAGGTCTGTCGCGTCGTCCAGCAGGCTCATGCTTTCACCATCTCCAGCACGCCGCGGGTCAGGGTTCCCAGCATATCCAGCAGGCTGTCGTCCGTCCTTTTCAGCGACAGCGTGAAATCGATGGCGCGGGCCTTGCCGTCGCTGAAAAAGTCGGTGCGGCTCACGTCCAGCGACTCCACCACGTAAAACCCGTATATCGTGCCGGTCCCCTCGATCAGCGGCCATGCCTTGCCCTGATCCGCCATCAGCTTGAGCAGAGACAGCGAGGTATCGCCGCCGGTCAGCTCCGGCAGCAGGCGGCCGGACAGGGTGAAACACTCTTCATCCACGCCAAGGAACTGATAGGCCGGCCGGCGGCCGACGCGGCTATTGCTTGGCCAGCGCCAGGCGTAGCGCTGCTTGAAATCCTGATAGGGCAGGGTGTCCATCATGAACACGAACATCCCCAGCGCCATCATCGGCATTTTTATCGGCCCAAGGTTCAGCATTAGTCGAAGTCCCCCAAGCGTGATTTGCGCGCCGCGGCCTGCTTGCTGGCGGCCTGCGCCAGCGCCTGCTCGACCTGGCGGCGCACCAGGGCGGCCAGCTGCCGCTCATCCATGCCGGGCGCGGCGTGGATTGCAATGTTGATGACAGGCTGCACCACGGCGGCCGGCGCGCTGGCGGACAGTGGCGGGCGGGTGTCCAGCTTGCCGGCCATGGCCGGCCCGGCGGTCAGCGCGATGCCGGCGCCGGCCGCCGTCAGCCGCTTGGCGGTTTCGCGCATGCTGGCCAGCGGCCCGACCTGGCCCTTGTCGATGCCCTGCTCCAGCCCGGCCATGGTGTAGCCGCCCAGCTGGGCCATGACGCGCGACGGGCTATGGATATCCAGCTTGACCTTGAGCCAATTGATCATGCTGTCGCCAATGCCGCTGATGGCGTCGCGCAGGGCGGTCAGCTTGCTCATCACGCCGTTGATCAGGCCATCCATCGCCATGCGTCCCAGCTCCGCCAGGCGCGCGCCCAGGCCGCCCAGGAATCCGGTGATGGTGTCCCAATGCTTGATGACGAGGCCGGGCAGGGTCCAGTTGAGGAACCAGTCCGCGATTACCTGGCCGGCGCCGGTGGCCTTGGCGCTGATCCAGTCCCAGGCGACTTGCGTCGCGGCCTTGATCAGATCCCAATGCTTGATGACGCGGCCGGCCGGGGTCCAGTTGAGAAACCAGTCCGCGATTGCTCCGCCGGCGGCGGCAATGATGCCCTTGAGCTTGTTCCACAGCGCCGCGGTGATCTTGCAGATGTCTTCCCAATGGCGGACGACGAAGCCGACTGGCGTCCAGTTCATCAGGTAGTCCACGATCCAGCCGCAGACGGTGGAGAACACGCTCTTGATGCCCTCCCACAGCGCGGCGAACTTGGGGCCGATCCAGTCCCAATTTTTCCAGATCAGATACGCGGCGGCGGCGATGGCCGTCACCACCAGGCCGATGGGGTTCATCAGGAACACACGGCCAAGGAGCCCCACCGCCCTGATGACAACACCAAGACCACCACTTAGCAGAGATAGCCCCCCGCGCAGAATCCCCAGCATGCCGCCTAGCGATCCCATGAAAATGGATGCCTTGGACATGACCAGGCCCAGCATGGCGAACGGACCCATCACGGTAGCCAGCACCAGCGCCAGTCCACCCAGCCCCGTCAGCAGCAGGCCGACGATGGCCAGAGTTTTCATGATGGCGTTGGCCAGTTCCGGGTTTGCCTTGGCCCAGCCGCCCAGCTTTTCCGACAGGCTGCCAATCCACTCGACGGCGATCTTGATCTCCGGGCCGATGGCTTCGCCAAAACGCACCATGGCATTGGTAAAGGTGCCGGACGCGGCGTCCCATAGGTTTCTCAGGGTTCCCAGCTGCAGGTTTACGCGCTGCTGTAGGTTGGCCTGGACTTCCATCTTCTGCTGCATTTCCTTGTAAGCATCGATACCGTCCTTCATGACGTCCAGCGCCTGCAAGGTCTCAGCGTCATCGCCCCATATTTCTTGAATGATGGCGCTGCGCTGCTGGGTGTTCAGGCGGTATAGGCGGGCGATCTGCTGAAACATCTTCTCCATGCCACCGAACTCTCCCTTCCCATCTGAAAAGTCCAGCTTGAAGCCGCCCTTGCCGGCATGGATCATCTTGTTTGCCTTCGCGAGCTTTTTGGCATCCAGGCTACGCTGGAAAACCTTACGAAACGCATTGCCGGCCGACTCGCCTACCAAGTTTTTCTGATCCGCCATCGCCAGAAGCGGGGCCATAGCCCTAGCCCCATCCAGCCCCTTTTGCTTAATCATTTCTAGCGCTGGAGACAGCTTGGCAAAGCCATTGAGCATGTTGGAGGGATCGACGCCGACATAGAATGTCCGCTGGATTACGTCCATGACGCCCATCATGTCCTTTTCCGCCGCGCCGGTGGCGTCCTGCATCTTGGCGGCGAACTCGGCCGCAGCCTCCGGCGCCAGCTTCAGCTGGACGCCCAAGTATGCCGCCGCCTTGCCTGTCCCTCCCAGGATGGCCTTTGCGCTCATACCCTGCCGGATGAGCATCGTCATCATGTTCTGGAAGTCTGCGGTAGTGCCCGGCAGCTTATCCCCCAGCTGATTGGCCAGCTCGGTGATCTTGGCGAACTCGGAACTGATTCCGCCGCCCTTGACCATCATCGCGCCCTTCAGCTGCGTGGCGGCGTCTTCGGCCTGGGCGTAGGCCATCACCGGCACGGCCATCGAGCCACCAATTGCCACACCACCTGCGATGGCTTTCGTGCCAGCTCCGGCAGTCTTGTCGCGGATGGCCATTGCCTTGTCGTAGCGCGCGCGGGCGGCGATGAGCGCCTGTTGGCGCTTATTGACCCTCTCCAGGGCGGCGCTTTGCTTTGCTAATGCGGCAGAGGCGGAATCTGTCGCCGCCTTCAACTGAGCTTGGTGCTGGGCAAGTTTGGCAGTATGCATACCCGCCTGGCCCAGCCGCTGGCGCGAATCAGCCAAGGCGACGGCGAGATCTTTGCGTCTGGCTGTATTGGCGCGCAGCGTCTGCTCCTCGGCCTTGATGGCCTCTTGTGATTTGCGGACGACGTTTTTCTGCCTAGCGTGCTCCAACTGCAACTGCTCCAGCTCGTATTTCTGCTTGGCGATTGCGCCGGCGTAGTTGGCGGAGAGCTTGGGAAATTTGACCAGCGATTCGTTGAGGTCGTGATAGTGCTTTTCAGCTGCCTTCAGCTTTGTTGTGATCAGACTCAGTTCAGACTTGGCCAACCCTTGCGCGCGGCGATGTTTGTCCAGCGCCTCGCGCGAGGCGTGCATGGCAGCGGTGCTGGCTTTGGATTCTTCGCGCAGGCGGTTAAAGCCATTCAGCTGTTTCTGCGATTTCTCCAATGCCTTGAGCTGGTCGCGGCTTTCCTTGACGGCGCGCGCCAGCTCTTTGTTGCCGGCCATGGCTTGCTTGAGCGGCCGGGTCATTTTGTCCACGGCCGCCAGAATCACTTCCAGCTTCAGCTTACTCATTGTCGGCATTACCTGATCGGAGGCGGGCCGCCTCGCGCCAGTCCGCCAGTTCGGTCAGGGACATGGCATCGTATGCGCTGGGCGGCCAGTGAAAAATGGTGGCGATATCGGCGATGGCGTCGTCTACGCTGCCGGGGATTGGCTGTCCTCCAGCGCCGATTTCTTCAGCAAAAAACCGGCCACCTTGGACGCACATTCCAGCAGGTCGGCCGGGTCCATCCGCGCCACCTCCTCGGCGATCAGCGCCGGCGAGGTGATGCGCGGCAACAGTTTGATGGCGGCGTCTACGTCCAGCTGCAGCACGTCGGCCAACTTCAGGCCGCGCAGTTCGCCGGCGCCGGGGCGGCGCAGCTCGACGGCATCGATGACGGTCTCGCCGCGCTTGATCGGGGTTTCCAGAGTGATGACGTTTTCGCTGGTGGTTTTGCTCATGATTGTTTCCTGTAGTAGGGGAGAGCCCACCAGGTGGCGGGCGAGTGGTGAGGGTTAGATCAGACCGACGTTGCGGCGGTGCTGCTCCAGGCGATCCACGCCCATGACGCGGAACACGTCGTTGACGATGTCGATTTCCAGCAGCTCTTTGCCGTCCATGACCTGGCGGTAATAGGTGATGTCGGTCTTCACCTTGAATGAGCCGTTTTCTCCGGCCTTGGCGTCGCCCTGGTCCAGTTCGTTGTTACGGCCGCCGACGGTGATTTCCACGGCGTGGGCCTGGCCGGTGGCCTCGTTGGAGTAGCTGCCCATCCAGCGCAGGCGGGTGGCATCGTGCTTTTCCGCGCCGAAGGTGGCGATGAT